AATAGTTAAGAAAACAGCTAATAGGGAGACCACGTTTTGTTCCTCCATTTGAAAGAATAGGTGTACTAAACATAAACCATAGTTTGCTAGCATAGTCATACAATCGCTGTGCATGTGCTTCGTCATCTGCAAATGCTTCTGCTGCTCGTGCAAACGCTTGTTGAGGAGACCCTTCTCCTCCTACGAGATAACGGTCTTGCAAAGTTTTTATACTAAACTCTGACAAATACCGATCTCTTCTAAAATCAATTTTGATATCCATGTACTCTCCGACTAATATCTGAGATATTTTCTTGCCCTATAGCATCATCACAATAGCTCATTAGATCCATTAGCTCATAATTTACAAGAAGTTGTTCTGCATTCTGATTTAATTCTTGTATGTATTTATACTGGCTATTTATAGGAATAGCGTTGTAAATATCCATTGCATCGCCATAATCTCTTATAAGTTGTACTGCTCTTTTTGGACCAATTCCCGGAATACCAGGAACATTATCTCCTTTGTCTCCTGTGAGACATTTGAGTGAAATATATTGCTCTGGAGCGATTTCATAGTGCTCTCTCCAGTTATCTAATCGTACTTCTTTTCTTGTTACGTAGGAGAAGCGACTTACATTTTCTTGTATAAGTAAATCCCAGTCTCGGTCACTTGAGATAAGCCAAATATTTTCTAAATCATACTTTTCTTTGTGACGTACAAGATGAGCTGCAATATCGTCTGCTTCTACACCCTTATATCTAAGAACTGGGTAGTCTTCCTCGAGCAACTTAAGTCCTGCTTCGAACTCTTCAAAGAATTCCTCAAATGCAATTCTTTCTTCTTCTGATTGTTCAGCATATTTATCTTTTCTATTTTGCTTATAATCAGGGGCGATCGCTTTCCTATACGAAGATGAGCCCCAATCTGCAGTGATGATAATTCGTTCACAGTCATATGATTTTGCTAAACTCCTTATTGTTTGCAGATAATCATAACGAAAATCTGTTCTTCCTTGATGTTTCCATCGAAACGCAAGGTTTAAAGCATCGACAACTAAAATATTGTCTCGGCTCATATTGTCATTACTAAATGTAATAGCCACAGGATCTAAGTCCTCCATTTTGTTATTAAATGCAGCAGTAGAAACTATAAGTAACATTATTGCTAAGGGATCAAATACAAATACTAACATAAGAATAATAAATCTTACTGCTCTATCAAAATTATTCTCTGCATTTTCTCCATAAATTAGTTCGGCTACATACTTTAACGGCCCTATTTCTGATTCAAAAGCTAGTGATTGTTTCTTGAGCGGTATGAGCTCGATACTATGTGATTGAATCCTTTGTTGCGCCTCCTTGATCGTTCTTGAGAGGCTCTCTCGTTCGGATATCTGCGAGTTCCGGACCGAGAGCGCTCCCTCTTCACCACGTATTCTGTCGTATGAGATGAGAGTTTCGACTGTTCTGTCCAACTGCGAAATAACCCTCTGGGCTGAATTGATGGTTGTTTTTTCTGATTCGATTTGCTCTTGTAAAATCTGAATTTGAATATCATTATTTCCCTCTGCATTTAGTGCTTGATCTAAGTGTGCTTTTGATAAAAAACCAAAAATACCCATAGACGTAATTAACATTAAAACTACAACTGCTGTAGTTAAATATATTCTTGTAAGTAGTGGAGCAATCTTCCAGTTTAAGTGAAGCCACGCCGCAGTTACTAACTTTGCAAACTCTAAAACTGAAGTCATTAATACTATAGTAAAAAATGCTCCAGAAAATATAGTTGCTATTCCAAGTACGGAAAAGTATGCAGCAACCAAAGCTATTAAAAGCGATGTAGCAAGAGTTAAATACTTCACTATCTCTCTCCTAAAAAAGCTACCTCTTCATTTTTTAACCATGTTTCTGCAAGTAAAACATAACATTTCATAAAAGAAATATTTACCCATTGATCTGTTTTAACTGGTTTTATTTCTGTAACCACAAAAACAGGCGACCGATTATATTTAAAAAATAGTAAAGGCTCCTGGTTTCCGCCTTTTGCCTGTTGTCGTACTTTTTTCCACCAGTTTATTAAATTACTGCTTTTTTGAGCAGTAAATATTTTGTCAGTAAAAGCAGATGACTCATAGTTTTTTACTTCTATACAAAAACGATTTTTTTCATTTGGTACATATAAGTCTCCTTTCAGATACTCGAGTGCACCAGAGTTGGGCACTCTTTCAAACTGAAGACCTGATCTTTCTCGAAGCATATCACGAACAAGATACTCTCCACGAGCGCCTTTTGCTCGACTATCTACCATAAATCTCTCGCTAATTCCTTTAGTATTTCTAGTTTTTCTTTGTACTCTGCAACTTTTGCGAGTTCTTCTTCAAGCGCACCCATAATATCAGGATGTTCTCCTATACCCACAGGATTTTTAAAATACAACTTTACATTTGATTCGTGATAAAGTATTTTACCTACTAGGTAATGTTTCATGTTTTCTGCCATAAGAAAACCTGTTGTAAATGTCATATCTGGATTTTCCATTATTTCTCCAATTTACTCACATTCTGTGATTTTACTACCTCAATCTTATCTAGCAAGGGGTGTGTCCAACCATGGCTTACTACATAAGTATTTAGGTCTTCTGAAAGTAAAACTTCTACTAACTTTTCTCTGCCGCTTTCGTCGAGCACATTAATTACTTCATCTAAAAAAAGTATATTTATTTTAGACTTTGAAATACTGCTCATCAACTTACGAATAGCAATTAAAGTAGCAGTATTTACTCTTGCTAATTCTCCTGAAGAGAGTGCTAAAATGTCTACAATATTACCATTATCAGTTACTTGAACATTTAGTTTATCATTCGATACAACAAACTCTAGCGTAAATCTACCATCTGATAGCTCTGCTAAATAATGATTTGTCAGTTCTTCTAACTCTTTTACTAAGTTTTCTATTTTATAGGCAATTAAGCCGTTTGTACTAAAAGTTTTTTTAAGTACTTCTAAATTGCTTGATTCTTGTGTCTGAATGTCAAGAAGCTCTTGTAACTCCCACAACTCTTTTTGAAACTCCTCAGTTTGTTCTAGTATTACTTGGATTCTTGTGTTTCGCTTAGTGATTGATTCATTTTCTCGTGTGAGTCTAAGCAACCGCTCCTTCGCATCCGATATTCGTTCTGAAATTCTGTCACGCCTATCTTTAAGCTTTCCATAATCCAAAGTATGTGTTGGTAAAGACCCATCAATACTTCTAAACAAATCAAGCCAGTCTCTTTCAGTCTTTTTAGCAAATTCGTACTCTTTATTGTCTCGTTTAATTTTTGATATTCTTCTGGTAATTTCATCTTGTATTTCTCTACCTTCTGCAATTTTTCTTGCTTCTGTATCAATTAATGATTGTTTAAAAGAACTGTCTACAGGCTGCTCACAAGTAGGACAGTAATCTCCTAGCTTGCTTAGCTTTTCTAAAAGTCTTTTTGACCCCGCTACTGATTGTGAAGATTTACCTAATTCTGCTTGTAAATCATCATATGATTGAACTTCTGTTATATTACAACTTTTTGCTTTGTCGATATCTATCTTCTTTAGCATGTTTTTGTAAGTATTATTCTGAGAAATTTTTTTATTTTTTTGAGAAATATTTTCAAGTTCTATCGTAACTTCGGCGAGTAGCTTTTCGTCTGTTTCCGTCTCAATTTTAATTTCAGACAGAGGTACTATGGTAGTATCTCTCAATTTATTATCATTTAACCACTTTTCAATTGTCGCTATTTTTGCTTCAATACTGTTGAGATTTAACGTACTCTTTCTTGCTTCTTCTTTAAAAAGCTCAAAGAACTCAACATAGTTATCTAAGTGAAGTAAATCAATAAGAAACTTTTTACGATTTGTGTCTGTTGCAGTTAGAAACTGTAAACTGTTATTTGTATTTTGATATACCAACTGAGAAAAAGTTTTAAAGTCTATTCCTATAATATCTTGAAGTGTTTTATATGTATTAGTTGCTGTATGGCTACTAATATCTTCTCCATTTTCTAGCAACTTAACTTTTATAGTTGATTTACGATTTATAATAACTTCATAAAGATTTTCATCTTTAGTAAACACTAAGTCTATATCATAGCCTTTGTTTATATATCTGTTGGGAATATCTATTTTTTTAATGCCTTTGGAGTTTTTGTTATACAACGCTTCTTCAATAATTAACGGGATGGAAGACTTCCCCATCCCGTTAGTACCAACTAGCTGTGTTACTGTATTTTCACTAAGATCGAGCGTATTGGTTGGACCATAGCTAAAACAATTACTCCATGTTAATTTTTGAAGCGTAATCATTGAACATTCCTACTATATCTGTTCTTCGGGTTTCTGGAATTTCCAAAATATAAGTTAAATACTCTACTAGTTCTTCTTGAATAGACATATCTTTATTCATTACTAAAGTAGCTTCCGAACTTCGCCTCACTACCTTTTTATCAAGTAACTCATTATTTTTTATGCCTGCAAGTTCTTGAATGTCTCCTTCTATTTCATAGATGGTATGATGCCAATCAGTAGGCAGCATTTCACTTTCATTTTTTACTGTTTTTCTCAATAGTTGAGGTAGTTCAAATCTATCCCACATCCAAGTCCAATCGTAAGGGTTTATTAATAAATATCCTGTTTCTACTTCTGTTCTGTGAAAAGAAGTAGTCATGGGGCTTCCTGGATATACAATATTTTTTTGTGTATTGCTGTGGGCGTGTAGATCTCCCGCGAACACTACAGGAAAGTCTTCGAATCGGTCTAAATTAACCTCTGGTTTTACGTGAGGAGGAATCTCTCCTCGAACATGAGTAAAGAGAGGCCATTTTGAATTAAATTTTTCTATACTTCCTTGACGATGTAAATCTGCGTACGGCAGTACTCCAAATCCTAAATCATCATCAACATATGATATATCTATAACTTGAACTAAAGGATTAATATCTCTAGAAACTTGCTTTAGTTGAGTAAAAAATGTTTTATTCTTTTTTGTAGCTTCATGATTACCATCATAAATAATTGTTGGAATCTGCACTTTTCGAATAAAAGAAAAGTACAGTTCCAACTCCTCCATGTTCGGCAGACGATCAAAGAGATCTCCTCCAATAATGTGCATATTACACTGTTTCTCTAGACTATGTATTTGCTCGAAAAACATCTGATAACGCTTTGTAGCCCACTCAACTGGAACATTCTTTTGTCCCAGCTTTATGTGCCAGTCTGCCGTAAATAAAATCATGACAACTTAAACTCGTCTTCCAAAGTTTCATCCATATCACTTTCTGATGCTACTTCTCGTAGCTCGTCGAGTAAAGTTTTTTGTGCGTCAGGAGTAGGACGAGGCATAACATCATCCATAGATTTGAGTCCTGATAATAAATCACGCTCTTCATCTGAAAGAGCCCGCTGCTTACACTTTAATACTTGTAGTTGATATTCTACATTATAAGCAAGAGGACCTGTTTTTACTCTCTTAAAACGAATATCCCACCCAGTATCTGGATCAGTAGGGTCGCCAAGGTCTTCTGCGGCTGTACGAATTGCTTCGAAGAGCTTTTTCTTTAGATTGATAACTTTTAATTCGCCGTTATCAAGGCATTGCATAGCGTAGCTCCAGCCACACTTGAGATCAGGATAATACTCACGAACCCAATCTTTTTCTTTGTTGTTAAATGATTCTTCGTCTCTGTCAAAAGACAGGCACTCAAAAGGAATCTGCTTGCCGTTTTTACCTTCTAGCCAATACACGTACCTTGCGAGAACGTCTCCGACTAAACGAAGCTCATTGTCTCCATCACGGTATTGATAAGATACGATGCTAGACTTTTTAGCACCCCCTGCTGATTTGTTAAATGAAATTGCCATTAATGTTTCTCCTTTGTGACTTCTTCATACAAAAAATGTAACTTACCATCGTTTATATAAAGTAGACTGTTTTCTTCCCAAAATTCCATGTCTATCTCAATTTTTCTGAGATCAAGACTAAGTTCCCCAGTTGTTAAATAGTCCGAATACGGACGCATAGAAGCTAACGCAAGATACTGGGCTATCTCGCGATAACTATGTCTATATGACTCATAAACTAATTTTTCCGCGTTTACTAGAAAGGATTCACCATGAAAACTTATAGTATGGTATTTATAAATTTTATCATACTTATTTTCAGGTATTTGCTTCATTACCATCATTGTAAAGATAGTAAAAATAGCCAAAGGATTGCCTTTAGCTAATACGAATATTTTATTCCAGTCATAAAAGAGCATATATTATACTAAAAATTAAAGTAAATGTCAAGGATTATTTTTCTACGTTCAAAGCTGCTTAATTTGATAACCCTGCTTCATGTAGTAACCCATTCTGTTGGATGCCTGTCTTTGCGCAGTTTTTCCCTTTAAATGAATATCAAGGATTATCGGATCTCTTTTGTTATCGTGTTTACGAACAACCCTGCCGATGAGCTGCGTAAGAAGTGGTTCATTATTGATAGGGGTAGCAAGAATAAGACAGCTAAGCGTATTAACAGATATGCCTTCCGAAAAAATTGCTTGAGTTCCATATAAAATATTTTTACTACCGTGTAAAATCTTTTGTATAAGTATTTCTCTTTCTTCATGAGGTACCTCACCTGTAACACATATTGAATTTTCGCCGGTCAGTTCGGCACAGTGTTTTAAAAAATGTACTCGATCAGATACTACAAGCACCTTGTGGCCCCTAGCAGCGTAAGCTGATGCTAACATTGCAACAGAGTGGCGATACTCGTCGTTATTTGCAATTGCATTGACTCGCTTAGCCCAAGGAATGTTTGCCCCATCGGGAAAGCGGACTTCGCTTCTGTATATGTGAATACTTGGCGTGAGGAAATTCTCTTTCGGTGGTTTGAAAATATTCGGGCTGAAGTAGTCACGGAAGACAACGTGCTTTCCGTCCTTGCGTTCGATAGTGCCAGAGAGTCCAATCTTATACCGAGCATGAGAGGTATCAATAATTTTAGAAAATGTCGGCGATGAAACGTGATGCATTTCATCTAGTATAATCGTTCCAAACTGTTTGCGGATTTTTTCGATGTTTCTATAAAGAGTTTGAGTGTTTCCGATAACGATAGGGGAATCAGTATCAAACCTCCCACTGCCAATAATACCAGGTTGTATTCCATAAACTTTTTCTACTTCTTTTGCCCATTGATTTCGTAGTGGAACTGTATGAGTCACTACAAGTGTTTTTTGCCCGAGTTTGCCTGCAATAGCTAGTGCAGTAAATGTCTTACCCCAACTTACCCACGCATTAATAATACAATTATCTTTTAAATTATTGTAAACATCTTGCTGACTTTGGCGTAATTCAAATCTGAACTCTGGAAAGCTAGCGGGAACACTCAATCGCTTATCCACTACCTCATACGAATCTGGTATAAGGTCTATACGTCCGATTGGTATTGATACTAGATTCTCGCGCACCCGCTGCAGATTCTTAATAATTTGTGGAGGATCGTTTGGGTTTCGTGGAGGTATCTTGTATGTTAGTTCTTCTGCTAGGGCTTTTCGGTACTCGGTTGTAGTTTCTAAAAAAATTCTGTTACTAAGTACTGCTTTCATTTCTGCGTACTAGTGATGCTAATTTGCTAGGCTCTAGTACTTCCCAGCGTGTACAAACTTCTCTTACTTTAACTTTATCTATACAAAGTCTATTTCCGTAAAAAAACTTACATTCTGTAAAAGGTACTTCTATATATCTAGCATCGATACATATTTTATTTTCTTTGTCTTCTGTAGACGCACAGGCAGAAAGTAAAAATACCATAATAAGTAATACGATTCTCATAATCCTAATTGCTCTTTTGCTGTAATATATTGTTTAACAAATTTACTACGAACTATATCGTTAATTTCAAAGTCAATCACATCAAAAAACATATCAGTGACTTTTAAAATACGAACAAAGTCTCGTAACCCGTTTTTCTGTAGGTCAGCTTGTCGGAAATCTCCACAAAAAATAACCCTACATCCTTCTCCAACACGAGTAATAATACTATCTAACTCATGAAATGACATATTTTGACATTCATCTATAATAATCGTAGCGTTACGTAATGTTATACCACGAATAAAAGAAGTTGTCATAAAATGTACTAGTGCTTTTGTTTTTAGTATCTGGTACGCATCGCCTCTTTGAAATAACTCTACACAAATATCTTTGTAAGGTTCTTCATATACTGATGCTTTTTCTTTTTCACTACCTGGAAGAAATCCTATGTCCCTTGTAGGAACTGCACTACGAATCACTACTAATTTATCATATTGTCCTTTAATCATATCATCAAAGGCAAAGTAACACGCAATAAAAGTTTTTCCGGTTCCTGCTACTCCATGTAGAACCATATTTTTATCACTTTCAAATGCTTTTAATTGATTCTTAGTGAGTGGTTCAATTTCTTGTAAATCTAAATTTGCGCCTTGTAAAGTTTTTGATCTTCTAGCCACATTGTGTGCCTTTTTATACCTTTCTAGTGGTATCTTTCTTCCATTCCTCAGAGTAGTCATAGAGTACCCATGGAAGATTGTGGTAGTGCAAAACTCCTGCATATCGTATATCAGATGAAGGAGGCCTCGGTAGTATAAAAGAATTCTTGACTCCTTCAAGGTACAAAAGAGCACAAATATCTTTTTTTACTACTTTCATAATTTTATAATACTTTAATTTACAAAATTCTGTTTTTTCGTAAATAAAAGGTAATCCGTGTGTGTCGATAAAATGTTTTTTATCAGACTTTATTATTCCTCTAAAATTATCTACTTGATACTTTAGAGGATAAAGACTTTTATGTGGAGTTTGTACACGTCGTATACCTAACGTGTCTCCCTTCATATTTCTGTCATCTATAATTTTTTCATCTAAAAAAAGTAAGCCATCCGATCTTGACCAATTTCCTGAAAGAAGTGGGTAGACCGGAAACTTAATTTTTTGTATATTTTTAAATGTCAGAACCATACAGTTTGGTGAATTTACCCATTGAGTAGTCTTCCGATATTTCAAAGTCACATCCAACGGGAGCACCTGGAATAGATAACCCTCTATCCATTTGTACAT